CGCTACGGTTCGTTTCATACGAAAACTTTCACAATGATCGCCCAAATATAGGTTAGGGGTTGTACCTAAGGTTTATCTAACCTGTTGGCACAACCCCTATTTGTTCATATCTTGAGTTTGATCATTCAGTAATAGAACTGCTCCATTTCCTTAGGTACGCCATTGCGCATCAGCAGCTCAGAAAGTGTTTCACTGGCAGCGGGCGAATCGCCTGATGTTAGAAGCCGGACTGCGAATTTGTTCGCTTGCCGCTCATATTTCCCCGCGTTAAAAAATGATTGTTCATCGAGCCAGAAGCGGTTAAAGCCGGGATGAAGCCGGTCATGTCCCAGCTCGTGGGCACAGACAAATCGGCACCAATCCTCCGGCAGCTGATTGTGTATGACGATAAATCTCCGCCGCAGCTTTTTGAAATAAAGTCCCCTGGTCCCCTCTCCGAGATCAGCGTACCGAATATGGATACCAATGCCCGAAGCGATGGTAAAGGGATCGTTGGTTTTAAATTTTCGAATGAGCTTAACGATCATTTTATCCATTGCAACACCTACCCTTTGGCATCATCAGGAGCAACGCCTGTAGATTCGGATTTTTTTTTGTGTTTATTCATTTGTTTCGCTTCCCAGAATAGTCCGGTTAATACATCCATTACGCGTTGACGATCGATTGGGCTCATCGGCACGCCGTCGAACATAATTTCCCCGTCTTCTTCCAGCAGTTTCTTGAAATCGCGTTTATCCTTATACGTCGCCCAATCCGGAATAGCAGTGGCAGCGGCATCACGTCCGAGCAAATAATCGGTAGTTGTATGGAGAATGTCTGCAAGCTTCTGCAAGTCCTCGCTTGTCGGCGTAACACGGTCATTCTCGATATGCCCCAAATTGGATCTGCCCATCTCAAGCTGGGTTGCCACATCCTGCTGCGTTAACCCGCGTTCCGTCCGTAATTGTTTAATTCTCGCTCCTAATGACATTATAAATACCCTCCGATTATCATATTAGGTATTTTAAATACTTGACGGTAATTAAAATACCTAATACAATGAGATTTATCAGACGACAGCTTATGGAAATCTATCGTTAAAGGAAATGTGCTAGTTTAAATACGTAAAATAAGTATATTTTTTGTTGTGAGTATTGTCAATACCACAAACGGACGATATTTTTTTATACACAACGGTATTTTAAATACCCAATACAACATTTTATCATGGGGAGGAACTAGAAATGATAGATGAAAAACAGATTATTGACCAACTGTCTTCTTATAAACGGCTTAAAGCAAGAAAAAAACAGCTGGAAGGCACAACGGTTGGACCCGGCGTCCGCTTGAGCAGTATGTCAGAGGATGACCAACTACAAGAGCTGCACCGGCAGCTGCGCAAGCTGCCTTCGTATCTTTATTTGGACGAGCAGGAGCAGCGGATTGAAAAGGCAGCTCATGCGAATTTGAAGAAGTACCCGTTAGGAACTCGAGCACAGTTAAATGAAGTGATCAAAAGCCGCGCGGCTGCGAGTCCAGAGGACGAGAAGCTGCTGCGCGAACTGGAGCAAAAGATTGAAAAAGTGCTGGAATCACGATCTGGTTCCAACGGTTTCGAAGGCTATATGGGTGTAATCGATAAGATAAGCGAGCTTCAGGATATCGATAAGGAGCTGCAGAGCATCGACCAAGCGCTTGAGGCGCTGGAAGGGTATGAGCCTGATTATGCCAGGCTGCTGAAATTGCGTTTTATTGAAGGAAAGCCTACCGAGTTCGTTGCTTCGGAGCTAGGCATCGTTGATCGGACGTTCCGTAGATGGAAGCAAAAGGCGCTTGCGGAAGTTGTCCGCTTTCTGTCCGTGTAATGTCCGTTTTCGCTCAAATAACCGTGATATTATGATATTGTGCAAGAGATCATAACCGGGGACGAGCGGAGGAACATTCCGATCGTTCCTTTTATTTTGACCAAATGAAGGGGGTGGTTCAGATGTAGGTGTCTAGGTGTAATGTCGCGGGCGGCAAGTCGAAAGACGGAGGTTGAGCGAGATGGAGAAAAAGGAATGGCAGGGCGCTGAGCAAGAAGCGGGCTTCAGTAAGCAGCAATTGTTGGCGGCGAAGCGATATAGGCCTGCACAGAAGGATGTGCTCTCGGCGGTACTGAATGAGCAAGACAGCTACACCCATGAACAAGCGTTATCTCGGATAACAGCCTATTTGAAAAAGGAGGTCATGTAGAACATGGCAGGAGGAACATATACATCACAAAATAAGGTGCGTCCAGGCGTTTACATTAATCTGGTTGGCGAAAAACAAACGGTGGGCAGCATTGGTGAGCGTGGAACAGTGGCAGCGGCGCTGACACTTAATTGGGGTAAAGCAAAATCGGTGATGACGGTCCAGTCAGGCGATGATCTTAGCGGCTTGCTCGGCTATGATGTGAGCGCTCCTGAGCTGTTGCTTGTGCGTGAAGCACTTAAGAAAGCCAAATCCCTGCTTCTATATCGTTTGAATGAAGGCACCAAGGCAACGGCAACGGCTGGAAGCCTGACACTTACAGCAAAGTTTGGCGGTTTACGCGGCAATGATATCAAGGTAGCTGTGAAGCAGAACGTAGATGATGAGGCGTTGTTTGATGTCATTACTTATATCGCAGAAGCGGTGGTAGATACGCAGACGGTAGCTACAATCGCAGCACTAAGTGGAAATGGGTTTGTTGTCTTTGGCGGTACGGGAGCGTTGACGCTCGCTGCAGGCGTTCCACTTGCAGGAGGCGCTAACGGGACAGTGACGAATCAGGAGCATACCGATTATTTGACTCAGATCGAGCTGCAGGATTTTAACACGATTGCACTTGTCTCTAATGATCCCGCGTTGAAGTCAGTCTATGCTGCCTTTGCAAGGCGTCTGCGTGAGGACGAAGGTCGGAAAATTCAGGTTGTGCTGGCGAACTATCCTTCTGCGGATCATGAAGGAGTCATTAGTGTCAAAAACGGTGTGAAGCTGCTGGATGGCACTGTGATCGATGCGCAAAAAGCGACCGTTTGGGTTGCTGCAGCAACGGCTGGCGCAGCGATTAATGAATCGCTAACCTATGAAGCCTATGAGGACGCAGTTGATGCGGATACTCGTTATACGAATTCGCAGACAGTTGCTGCACTGCAGGCTGGCGAGCTTCTGTTCACAGTAAGCAATGGGCGCGTCATTGTTGAGCAGGATATTAATACATTTACCGGCTATACGCCTGAAAAAGGCAAGGCTTTCTCGAAAAACCGTGTCATTCGTGTACTGGACGGTATTGCTAATGATTTTAAGCGGATTTTCGAGAGCTTCTATATCGGTAAAGTGAATAATAACGCAGATGGCCGCAGTCTGTTCCGCAACGAATGCACGAAGTATTTGAACGGCTTGCAGGCTTTAGGCGCAATTCAGAATTTTGACTCGCAGGCCGATTTGTCAGTGCTTGCCGGTGCGGATTCTGACAGCATTGTGATTGACGTTCATATTCAACCAGTAGATAGCGTAGAAAAAGTATATATGAAAGTGACGGTGAAGTAATATGGCATTTTTGAACGCAGGAGATACGATTTCGGGTCGCGAGGGTCGGGCTTTTACGGTAATTAACAACTCTCAGGAAGAAATGTTTTACGTAAAGACGCTGGAGGCAAGTATCGAGAAGCAGAAGGCGGAGATTAAAACACTTGGACATCGCGGCATGCAGCACAAAGCGACAGGTTGGTCGGGTACGGGGACGATGACCATCTATTACGTCACGACGAAGTTCCGTCAAATGATGCTCGATTATGTCAAAACGGGCGTGGATGCTTATTTTGACATTGTCATTATGAATGAGGATTCCTCCTCAGCGACTGGCAAGCAAACAGTTGTCCTGAACAAGGTCAACCTCAACAAGGTTATTATCGGCAAGCTGGATACCGAGAGCGAAGCGCTTGAGGAAGAAATCGAGTTTACCTTTGAAGGCGTAGATATTCAGGATCACTTCACAGCACTTTCCCTGGGTTAAGTTAACATACAGTTGAAATGGAGGCATTATCGATGAGTAATTTAAGTGTATTTTTTGCGCAAAATGCGGCAGTCGACTCGACGCAGTCGTTTATCGTATCCGATCGCTTCAAGGATGCTGAAGGGCAAGCTGTAGCTTGGGAGCTGCGCAGCATGACGGAAGCCGAGAACGAGGAGTGCCGTAAATCCTCTACACGCAAGGTAAAGGGGAAAAATGGTACTTTTGTTCCTGAGACGAATACGGATGAATACCTCGCCAAGCTCGTCGTAAGCAGCATTCAGTTTCCTAACTTGAAGGATGCGGAATTGCAGAAATCGTATGGCATTCTAGGTGCAGAGAATCTTCTGCGCAAAATGCTGCTGCCAGGTGAATATGCCTCGCTCGTCCAGCGCGTACAGGAAATTAACGGCTTTAATCAGGGCCTGAACGATTTGGCTGATGAAGTAAAAAACTAATTAAAGAGGGCGATGGAGAAGCGAACTACGCTTACTATGCCCTCCACGAGCTTAATATCCTGCCGCATGTGCTGATGGCCATGACCCGGCGGGAAAAAGCGGCTATCTACGCGATGATCGATGTTCGCATCGAGAACGAGAAGAAGCAGCGTGTCAAAGCAAAACGAAAATAAGGACGGGCAGCGCTCTCATGAGGGAGCGCTCTTGCCCGTGTGTAGGGGGTGGAAGGATGGCAAGTAATTCCCCAGCTATTATTGAAAATGGAGGCGCTGGGCCTAGTGGTTCTGCGGAAGCCTTTTATCGATTTATGATCTTATTAAACAGCAGTTTTATTGAAGCAACAAAGCAAGGCAAGAAGCTAGTAGAGGCTTTTGAAAAAATGAGTGTAGAAGCTAATCATTTGGATGTTGAGTTAACGAAAGCAACGACATCAATGAATGCTTTTACAGAGTCAGTTAAAAAGTTTAGTGAAGCTGCAACCCCGCCTCCCGTTCCTCCTGCTCCAGGAGATCCTGATGGTTCAGATAATCCAGAAGGATCAGGTGATTCAGATGACGCTGGTGGAAGGAAAGGGATAAGAGGTTTTCTAGGAAGTCTTGATGCTGGTTTTAGTGCAGCTAAGAATGGGGTCTTGTTAATCGTTGCCCTTAGAGAGCTGATTCAAAGTATTAATGCACCGCCTCCATCGAATGCTGAAGGAGCACCTGCACCAGATGCTTTGTTGGATGCGGCTCAACAAGGAGCTAATATGTGGCATTCTGCAATATTAGGCGCGGGTGAGAAGATTAAGCAAATGATTACGATGGCCATTACAGGAGCGTTGGAGGAGCATCAGTCGAAATCGTTACTCATGGCACGAGCCGGAGGGGCACAAGTTGGTGAGCCGCTCTATCAGAATATAAGGGGAAATGCAGTAAGGAATGGCGTGGATGTGAATGAGGGGATTCATACGGCTTTATCCCTCATGCCTGCCGCACAGAACACAGATCAACTTAATCGGATGACAAATATGGCTATGGAGCTTTCTTCATTGAGCCCTAATGGAGGAAGTTCTGAGGATGCGGCAGATGCGATTAAATCTGCTATGGAAGGCGACTACTCTGGTTTGATGGATTCATTCCAAATAAACGAAGATGCATTCAAGGGTGTTGGCTTTGAAGAAGCAATGGATATGGACGGCTTTCTAAATGCGTTGGATGCGATGAGGGAAAAAGCGAATTTGGGGGCTGAAGCACTGCAAACAGTCGGTGCCAGTCCAGCTAATCAAATAGCAAATTTACAAAATATGATTAAATCTGGTTTTGCGGGGGCTGGAATGGGTGCAGTTGCTGCGATGTCGCCACTGCTTGAGAAACTAAATGAGCTCGTTGCCGGTGAGAGATTCCAAGCGTTCTTTGTATTGTTTGGTGAAGGCTTAACATTCGTAGCTAACATGCTTGCTGCAGTAGGTGAAGGGGCTCTTTGGGTGTTTAGCCAGTTTTTAAATAATTGGCCGCTTATAGCTTCAATTCTTATGGTCGCAGGAGCGGTATTTCTCCCAACCATAATTACTGCACTATGGGCAATGGTAGCTCCTGTATTAACACAAGTTGGTGCATGGCTGCTGCTCTTATGGCCAATCTTGCTCGTTATTGCCATTATTGGTGCTCTTGTTGGGTTGTTCTTGTATTTTGGAGGAACCACTGAACAAGTTGTAGGCTTTGTATCAGGTTTGTTTGCTGGACTCTTTGCAGCACTGCAAAACGGCTTTGCTTTTCTTTGGAACACTATTTTATCAGTAGCAGAATTTTTGGTTAACATTTTTATCGATCCGGTTTATGCCATTCAAAAGTTATTTTTTGATCTTGTTAAAAATGCTGTAGGTTATTTTGGAAATATGATTGACTCTTTTGTTGATGGCCTGAACTGGCTTCTGGAAAAAGTGAATAAAATAACAGGCACTGAATTTGAAATAACTGGATCGCTTAATATGAGTGATTTCGATCAGTTTGAGCCAAAGAGTAAGAAGAATGTAGTAGATTTCTCTAAGTATAAAATGGCACAGACTAATTTGGGCGATGCTTTCAGCAAAGGCAGCAATTTTGGAACAGGGCTTATGGACAACGTTGGGAATTTCAAAGACAACATGAACTTTGATTTAAATAAAGACTCTGGCTTTGGTAATGCGAGCGATCCAGCAGCAGCTGGTTTTGGCGGCGCAGCCCCAAACATCAACCGAGTAGAGGAAGTTGGCTCGATCAACGAAAAGGTTGATATTTCCAGCGAGGATTTGAAGACGATGCGCGAGCTGGCGGAGATGAAAAATATTCAAAACTTCGTATCGCTGCAGCCGACGGTCAGCGTGCAAACGGGCGATATTAATAACGGCTACGATATTGACACCATCATTGGACGGATTGAGCGCTCTCTCAATGAAGAGATCGCCTCGTCTGCGGAAAGGACGTACAATGTATGATCACGAGTCGAAACCATGATTACAGTATTTGGCTGAGTTACGGCAATCAGAAGCAAAACCTTCAGCTTCCCGTCAACCCACCGGAAATCAAGATTGGTGATGCTGCTGGCGGCAAAACGTACGAAGTATCTGGATTGGGAGAAATCAATGTCATCCAGAACCCCAAGCTAACGTCTATTTCGTTTGAAAGCTTTTTTCCTGCGCAGGCGTATCCTTTCCTTGTCAGCCAAAAGTGGATAGACCCCGTCTTTTATGTAACGGTGATTAAGGATTGGCTCGAACGCAAGCAGCCCATTCGTTTTATTTATACGGGAGCAACCTTTGATATCAACTTACCGATGAGTATTGAGAAATTTGAATGGAAAGAGGCCGCAGGCTCTGGTGATATCGAGTATAGCATTTCACTGAAAGAGTATGCTTTCTACGGAGCTAGGCCCGTTATTGTCAAAGATGACAAAGCGAGCGTCAAGCTGCAGCCTAGACCTTCGGACAAAATAGCGCCTAAGACGTACAAGCTCGTCGCTGGCGATTCTCTTATTAAAGTGGCTAGGCTAAAGCTGGGAAATGAAGCACGATGGAAAGAAATTCAGAAGCTGAATGGCATCAAGGATTCGCAGCTGAGGCAGCTGCCGATTGGTATGCTGCTCAAGCTGCCGGGGTGATGAGATGCTGGAAATACGAATTGATAACCGCAATGGAAAGGTATGGGACATTACTAGTCTAGTACCGTCCCTCACATACAAGACGAAACGGATCGGGACGGCATCGAGTCTTGATGTGACGTTAATTAAAGGCAGCTTGTTCCAAAGCAGCTTGTTTGAAGTGAACAGCGGCGACATTATCACGCTTCGGAAGGATGGATTAGCTGTTTTTTATGGCTATGTATTCGAGATTAGTTCTAGTAGGGACGAGAGTGTGTCCATTAAAGCTTACGATCAGATTCGGTATCTGCTTACGAATGACACATATGTCTTCAAAGATGTGACTGCGTCTCAAATCGTGAAGCGAATTGCAGATGATTTTGAACTGAAGACGGGTGTGATTGCCGATACGGAATATAAAATTCCTACCATGATTGAGGATAATAAGAAGCTGCTAGATATCATTTGCAAAGCTCTTGATTTGACGTTAATTCATAAAGGCGGGAATTTTATGCTGCTTGATGATTTCGGACAGCTTTCCGTTCGGAATATTCAGGACATGAAGGTTGATTTTGTCATTGGCGATTATAGCCTTCTATATGATTATGGGATGAAGCGTTCGATTGACGGAGACACGTACAACAAAATTAAGATGTATCAGGACAATAAGCAAACAGGTAAGCGGGATATTCATATCATACAGGATAGTGCCAATATGGCTAAGTGGGGACGTCTGCAATTGTATAAGCAAGCGGACGAGAATATGAATGTGGCACAGATCAGAGAACAGCTTAGTCAGCTCATGAGTATGAAAAACCGTGAGAGTCGAAGCATCAGTATTGATGCTATTGGTGATTTGCGGGTGAGAGCGGGCAGCTATGTACCGATCGTTATTGAAGAGATAAATATGAATCAATATTTTCTCGTAGATGAATGCACGCATAAATTCGACGCGGATATTCACACGATGAAATTGGAATTGAGGGTGGTTTAATGGCATTGCTAGATGCAATTAAAAAAGCAGGAGTGGCGGCACATGCCGCCGGCAATCCGATGGCTGTCATGGTCGGAACAGTTATAAAAATAAATCCTCTGGAGGTAAACGTGGATCAACGTTTTACTTTGTCGGAGGATTTTTTAATTGTACCGGAAAGTCTCACACGTTTTGAAGCGATACTGCCTTCCTCGGATAAGCTTCTCATTCGGAGCGGTCTTGAAGCGGGAGATACTGTGCTTATGCTCCGTGTACAAGGCGGGCAGCAATTTGTAATGCTGGACAAGGTGGTTAGTTCATGATTCCTCAAGGGGCAAGACTGACGGACACCGTGGAGAATGAGAGCACTGAGACAAGCGTGACGTACAAGCTCGATTGGACGAACAAAAGGATTGTTGGGAAGACAGACAGTCTGGATGCGGTAAAGCAAGCCGTATTCAAAATTTTGCAAACGGAACGTTATGATTTTTTTATTTATAGCGCAGATTACGGCGCTGAGTTACAAGACCTCGTCGGTGAGGCGCCGACCTTTGTACGTTCCGAAATGGAGCGGAGAATTAGGGAGGCCATCATGCAAGATGAGCGAGTAAGCGGAGTGACGGACTTTCAGTTCGACGTTGCCGATGATTTAGCTAGCATTCGTTTTACCGTAGTTTCAGTATTTGGGAGTTTTGGAGAGGAGGTCGTGGAGCGTGTATGAACAAATGACTTACAGCTATTTGCTGCAGAAAATGCTTGACCTTGTGACAGCGGATGTAGATAAGCGGGAGGGGAGCATTATTTATGATGCGCTTGCGCCGGCAGCCGCAGAATTATCTGAGCTATATGCCCAGCTCGATGTGAGCATGAATCTAGCGTTTGCAGATACCTCAAGCGGAGAGTACTTGAGCAGGAGAACCGCTGATTTTGGCATCATTAGGCAACCGGCTGCGCGTACAAAGCGGCTGGGGAAGTTTTATGGAGCTGGCGGTAATCCTGTCGACGTACCTATCGGAAGCCGCTATTCACTTAACATGTCCAATTTTGTCGTAAGGGAAAGATTGAGCAGCGGGTCCTTCATACTTGAAAGTGAGCTTGATGGAGCAGCGGGAAATCAACAGTTCGGCGAGATGCTCCCTATTGATTATGTCAGCTCGCTTGCGCGTGCTGAGCTATCGGATGTGCTGGTGCCTGGCGAAGATGAAGAATCGGATGAACAGCTGAGAGCTCGTTTTTTGGTGGAGGTACAGAATCCCGGTACAAGCGGCAATGTGTCCGACTATATGAGATGGACGACCTCCGTTGCGGGTGTTGGTGGAGCCCGTGTTATGCCGCTATGGGATGGCCCAGGTACGGTGAAAGTGGTTATCGTAAATACGGACAAGCAGCCAGCGAGTGATGTGCTGCAGCAAACTGTACTTGTCTATTTGAATGAACAAAGACCGATTGGAGCAGAGGTCTCGGTCGTCTCTGCTTCTAGCGTGCCGATTCATATTAAAGCGAAAGTAACGCTAGCGGCGGGCTTTACGGTGCAACAGGTTAACGGTTCATTTGTGAATACAGTTCGAGCTTATTTAGAAGAAACAGCATTCCGGGTTAACTATGTCAGCATTGCGAAGCTGGGAACTTTACTTCTTAGTATTCCTGGCGTCCTAGATTATCACGGGCTTTTGTTAAATGGCGGGGGTGCCAATGTAGGACTGAATATCGATGAAGTACCTGTTGTATGGCAAGTGGAACTGGAGGTGTAGGCTTTGATAAATGGATTGAATTCACATGTAGCACAAACATATGGGAAAGAAAGTGAAGGTGGAGAGGAAGCTGCTCCTTCTGCAATCGATTTAATGAGTTATTTGCCGTCCTATTACCAACAGGTGCTGGAAATGGATTTCATCCAGGGTGGCCTAGGAGAGCGGATTGTGGAACTATCGGCTGCACATGAGGATGTTTTGAAACAATATTTTGTACAAACCTCAACCTGGGGATTAGCTCGTTGGGAAAAGATATTGGGTTTGTCCAGTGACTCATCCTTATCGTATGCCCATCGCCGTGAGAGCGTGATTGCCAAATTACGCGGCGCGGGAACGACGACTAGAACCAAAATTATTCAAACGGCTACGGCTTTTTCGGGCGGAGAAGTGAACGTAGTGGAGTATCCCGAAGAAAGTCGCTTTGAAGTTTTGTTTGTAGGAACAAAGGGTATCCCACCTAACATGGCAGGATTCATTCAAATGCTTGACGATATTAAACCAGCTCATTTGTCCTACAGTTTGAAATATACGTATACGGTTTGGAATCAGATAAAAGAGTTGACGTGGCAACAAGCCAAAAGCAGGACATGGAGCGAATTAAGAGTTTACGAGGGAGTGTGAACATATGCAAACGACAGGGAATCTAGGATTGAGAAAGCCGGAAGGCACAGATGTTGTTGATATTGCGGATTTTAATGGTAACGCAGATATTATTGATACGGCAATTGCTGGCAAGGTGGATAAGGAAGCTGGAAAAGGTCTGTCGGCGAATGACTTTACGTCCGCTGAGAAGACCAAGCTAGCGGGAGTGTCTGCGGGTGCTAATACTTATGTGCACCCGTCTACCCATCCGGCAAGCATTATTGTACAAGACGCGAGTAGCCGTTTCGTTACGGATACAGAGAAAGCGACTTGGAATGCCAAAGCAAGCACGGCAGCGGCGACAACTACAACAGCGGGGCTGCAATCTGCTGCGGATAAAACGAAGCTGGATGGGATCGCTACGGGGGCGAATAACTATACGCATCCTTCGTCGCATGCTGCATCTATGATTACGATTGCTGACGCGGGGAGCGTAATCGCGGGTACGAATGTTGAGACGGCATTGCAAGAGATTGCAGGTAGGGTGAAGACTCAACAAAAAACCGACGGAATGAATGTGAACACATTAACAGCTACTGGTAGATATACCGTTTATAACGGTATTAACGCTCCGATGCAAGGTGGAGTTATCTATTATGATGTTATTGACAGTTTCGATGGAAGTCCATATTGCACGCAAGTGGCAAGGTGGTACGCCGATAATCGTATTTGGTCGAGAGTAAATATAAATGGTACTTGGACTTCTTGGACACATATTAGTAACGAAACTGTGTTGCTCGCAAACGGCACAAGCCTAGACACGTTAACAACTCCTGGTAATTATTCTATTTATAGTGCAACAGGGACTCTCCCATTCGGGAGTTCTGCAAATATAACGATTCAAGTTGTACCCTTTGATAACTCTACAACGTATCTCGCTCAGACCGTAATTGATTTTGTGTCAAATAGACGGTGGGCGAGGAACAGAGTGAATGGTAATTGGACAAATTGGATTCAGTATGGAAACGAAGCATTTTATCTGGCTAATACGTTGGACTTAAATACAATTACCATAACAGGTAATTACGTATCTGAAGGCAATACAAATAGACCAACTGGCAGTAGCTTTGGGCACCTAATGGTGTCTAGGTTTGAGGAAAATCCAGTATGGATAACACAAACATACAGAGATTTTTATAATACGCGCACATGGGAAAGACGTTGTATTAATGGCATATGGTCAGCGTGGGGCGAACTCCACACTACAACCATAACGCCTAGTGATACCGTTATTATGACCGCTAACACCGAGCGCAGTGGTGCAGGCTCTACTCTTAAGTCATTTAATGTTAAGTATGGAGGTAGATATAGAATCAAGGGGGAAATGCGTGTAGCTACAGCTGGAAATACTGGTGGTATTTTAGCTTGGATAAATGCTGCTGCTACTAATCCTATATTTATGGGGTCTATGTTATCACAGGCGAATGCATTACCGAATAATTCTCCGCTAACTACGTCAGCATCATACGTTGTTTTCAGCGTGGATTTTGAAGTAGCTATCCCACCTAATAGCTCAATTTCTATTGCGGCTATTCAAAACAATGTTCAGACTTTTATACGAAATGTTACTATATGTGGAAGCGAGAGTTATGTTAATAACGGAGTAAATACTATCGTGAACAATTAGAGGAGTGTCGTCATGTTAATAGAGTATAGAAAAAGTGATCACATGGTTATTGGGCTGGCTAGAGGCGTGGTCACGTTCGTAGAACTCCCTGAAACGTCGGAGAGTTGCGTATGTATTGATAATGAAATAGCGGCAGCTATATGGTTCTCGCACGTTAATGGCGGCGAGGTTTTAGTCGATGTAGATGAAGCGGGGCAATTTGTAACCGCTGAGATTGAGCAAGTAGAGTATATCGAAATCCCGCCACCAAAGTCGCCGGAGCAAAGCCAAATCGAACGTTTTAAAGTTAATAGTTTTGATACGATGCTGGGAGTAACGGGGGTATACGAAATACAAACTTTAGCAAATATACAGCGCGAGCAGGAAACAAATAATGTAATGGTAGGGGTTTCTGAAGCACATGATCTAATCTTAAAGCTTACGGCTCGGATTGATGCTTTGGAGTCAGTCCAAGGAGGTGGATAATTTGTGGTAGTTATTTATAATCACTTGATTCGAAAAGGGTTCAAGAGGATTGAAGATGTGCCTGTAAGTGAAAAAGTAGAAGTCGAAGCCTTGCTCGCAAAGACTAAATTTTCAGGTATCTGTTACAGTGAAAAATAGATCAGAAACTCGATTTAAATGATTGATTCTGTTTATTAAAATTATTTGGATTGGCTCTGTGATGAAGTGAAGAGCATTGGTTAAGCATTTTTGATTACAATCCCGAAAGCGGAAAAAAATATTAGATTAATACGATGAAAAAATTGGTAGTCATACAACGTATAATTCAATACCAAGTGCTCTTAAAAAAGAATTAGCAAAGTCAGTAAACCCTGCCTCCCAGCAGGGTTTTTATCTTTTTATCTAAGCTAAAAAGGAGGGGAATCATATGTTCAAGCAGATTTTTGAATTCGAAATTTCGCCAAGTAAGACACTGGCAGCGGGAGTGGGGGCTGTTGCCGCCCCATGGATTGATCTGATCTATGGGGAGGGGAGGTTTATACCGATCAGCTTGCTTCTTACAGCTATTGTGATGGACTGGATCACCGGCATCGCTGCTTCACTAAGAGACGAAACGTACAGTTCAGAATACGGACGACATGGTATTTTGAGAACTATTTTTATATTAGCTTTTCCTTTTCTAGCAAATCTACTTGATATGATGCTCGGTACACCAGGACTATTATTTTACGCAATCACGCTAGGTTTGGTCTATCATACTTGGCAGTCACTAACGGCTAATGCGTATCGGGCAGGCTGGGGAAAATGGATTCCAGATACGATCATCAAGCACATAGAGAGCGAACTAAAGGCAAAAGTAGACCGGGCTTCGCAGCGCGGAGCTGATTCAGAAGGAGAGAACTCCAATCGCTAACTACACCATTAACCATATCCCCAAAATGACCTCAAGCAATCGCCGTCCTGGCCATTTGCTGCTGCCTCAATCCATTACCATTCACAACACAGGAAATCCGACCAGTTCAGCGCAAAACGAAAGAGCCTGGCTAACGAATGCTGCCAACAATCGCACCGCCTCTTATCATCTTGTTATCGATGAGCATGAAGTCATTGAATGCATTCCACTGAATGAGAACGCTTGGCATGCTGGCGATGGAAGCGGGGCGTCAAGCGGCAACCGAACATCGATTGGAATTGAGCTATGCGAGAGCGGGGATTATGCCAAAACGGTAAACCATGCGGTTGAACTCGTTGCAAATATGCTGAAACAGCGCGGCTGGGGAACGGAGCGGCTTTTGCGCCACTATGACTGGAGCGGAAAGACTTGCCCACGATTGATGTACGACAGCGGGAAGTGGACAGGATGGTTTGCATTTAAAAATAAGGTTGCGGAGCGTATGCACATGCAAAACAGCAATAACGATAGCAAGACGGATCTAGTACTTTCCATAAGCGAGAACAGCATATTAGTCGATACGTTGTCTCGTTTCACGGAACAGAAGCTGCTCCAAGATGCCAAGTGGAAGGAGAAAGCGGAGCAAGGTGAACTAACGCTTTCCGAGCTGGCATGGTTGAATACCATCCTGCTCTCGCGAAAATAG